AGAATAGGTGGAGAAAGTGGTTTTAACTTAGGAAGATCATCTGAAATACTTAGAGATGAAGTTAAGTTCTCTAAGTTTGTGGGTAGATTAAGAAAAAGATTTTCTAATCTATTCAATGATATTCTTAAGACACAACTATTACTTAAAAATGTCATTACCCCAGAAGACTGGGAAATAATGAGTGAGCATATTCAATATGACTTCCTCTATGACAACCATTTTGCAGAACTCAAAGAGTCTGAATTAATGGCAGAAAGACTAACTATGGTAGCATCTGCTGAACCATATGTTGGTAGATACTTCTCACAAGATTATCTAAGACGTAAGATTCTTCGTCAAACTGATGAGGAAATTATTGAACAAGATAAGTTGATGAAGAAGGAGATTGCTGATGGGGTAGTCCCTGATCCAGCAATGATGATGGACCCCAACATGGCAGGAGGTTCTGGTGGTGATCTGGGTAAACCAGTAACAGAACCAGATTTAGAATCTCAAGGAGCTGCAACAGAAGCTCCAGAATTGCCTAAAGGTGGAGAAATCTAATAAATAAACTGTAAGGATTTTAAAACAATGGATGAATTAATGGATATGATTACTCAGGATGAAAGTCCTTCAGGTATCAGTGATGCTATAAAAGATATGCTATATGCTAAGTCTGCTGAAAAAATAGGTGCTCATAAAGATACTGTAGCAAACTCACTCTTTGGTGATAATGAACCAGAGACAGAGGAAGAAGCTGAACTACAACAGGATATACAAGATTACTCTGATAGAATTTCTGGAGATGATCAGAATGGAGAAGCAGAAGTAGAGTCTGAACCAGAGGATGAAGAATAATTATAAATAAATAAAATGATTCTGTATAAAGAGAATGACGCTTAGGACAGTTGGAGCAGGAACTTCAATAACTACTAGTGCAACATCTGCGCAGTCAGCACCAATATCTGGTAAATCTACTGCAATTAGAGTGGTTGCTACTGGACAAAATACACATGTTGCTATTGGAACTGGACCTACTGCAGCTGTAACTGACTTTATAATTTTAAAAGATAGTGCTGCTGTATTAGGATTTACTAATACATCTGCTAGGGTGGTTAGTTATGCTAAAGGATCAACCACCATATTAGATTTTCCAGAAGGAACATCATCTCCATTTGGAGTAGGTGACTTTGTTAGTTTAAGTTGTTCATCTCAAACTGATTTTGATTTTACTCATAAGAGAGTAAAAACTGTATTTAATAGATCTGGTGCTCCAGACAGAGGACTAGGAGAAAACTTCTTTGGTCAAAGAATCATAGTTGAGCATAACAGTTCTGGAGTTAGTGGTACTTTTAATGATCCAGATGCAACTTTGAGAGCATCTCTTAAAGTAGCTGCTAGAACTGATAGTGGTTCTGGTAAAGTATACATTCAACAAGTTCAAATCACAGGACAAGCATAATGAAACTAATCAGAGAAGAGATAGAAACAGTTGAATTTATTGTTGAAAACAGAGGCGGTAAAAAACAACTGTACATAGAAGGAGTATTCCTTCAAGGAAACATAAAGAACAGAAATGGTCGTATGTATCCTATGGAGACTCTTCGTAGAGAAGTTTCTCGTTATAATGAGAATCATGTGGCATCAGGTAGAGCACTTGGAGAACTGGGACATCCAGAGGGTCCAACTGTTAATCTTGATAGAGTATCTCACAAAATTACTTCACTTAAAGAAAGTGGTTCTAATTTTGTAGGTAAAGCAAAAATCCTTTCTACCCCAATGGGTAAAATTGCATCTTCATTGATAGGAGAAGGTGTAAAGTTAGGTGTTTCTTCTAGGGGTATTGGTTCACTGAAGCAAACTCGTGAAGGAATTAATGTTGTAGGTGAAGACTTTATGTTAGCAACTGCAGCAGATATAGTGGCTGATCCTTCAGCACCAGATGCATTTGTATCTGGTATCATGGAAGGAAAAGACTGGGTATGGGATGGAGGTATTCTTCGTGAGAAGTATGCTGAAAAAACATACAAAACAATCAACACATTAGTTGATCAGAAAAAATTAGATGAACATAAGTTGAATCTATTTAATGATTTCTTATCAAACTTATAATTTATCTAAATAAATATAGTTTAAGTACTCGGTAATCAGAGGGTTTACAAATGTCTCGTGGAGATTTACAAGAAATGGAAGTAGGCACTAACCAATCCAAGACTGCAGTTAATGCTAATGCAAAAGCTGGAGATCCTATGCCAAAACTAACTACTGGTGGAACATCAGTAGGTTATGAGGATCTGGGTGGTCCTACACCAGAAAATTATAAACCAGATGATGACTCTGCGAAGATCAAAGAGCCTAAGATTAAAACAGTAAAGGATGTGGTTAATAGTGGTGCAAAATCAGGTGTTCAATCTGGTGATGTACAACCTGGTTCAAAACTATCAAATGTTCCAGAAGAAGTAGAAACAGAGGAGCAAGAGATAGTGACAGAACAACCAGAAACAGTAGAAGAGGACACTGTAGAAATTGACATTGAAGCTGATGTCAATGCTCTCCTTGGTGGAGAGGAGTTATCTGAAGAGTTCAGAGAGAAAGCAAAGACAGTTTTTGAGGCTGCTTTAAATTCTAAAGTATCTGAACTTAAAGAAGATTTGCAATCTGCATATGAAAAGCAGTTTGCAGAAGAGGTAGAGGCAACTAAGACTGCACTTGCAGAAAGAGTTGACCAATATCTTGAGTATGTTGCTGAAGAGTGGTTCGTTGAAAATGAACTTGCTATTGAGCATGGACTCAAAAATGAATTGACTGAATCATTCCTTTCTGGAATGAAGGGTCTTTTTGAAGAACATTATGTACAAATCCCTGAAGATAAATATGATGTGCTAGAAAGCATGGTAGAAAAACTAGATGACATGGAGACCAAGCTCAACGAGCAAATAGAGAAGAATGTTTCATTAAATGGCAGACTTGCTGAGTCTGTTGCTGATGGAATTCTTGACTCAGTTTCTGATGGCCTTGCTGCCACACAGAAAGAAAAGCTCGCCTCACTTGCAGAAAGTGTTGAGTTTGAAAGTGAAGGTCAATATCGTGAAAAGTTGGAGACATTAAGGGAATCTTATTTCCAAAGCAGTTCTCCAAAAGCAACAGGAGAAACAATTTCTGAGACTGTAGATCATACACAGGGAGATGTCTCTGGGTCAATGGCTGCATATCTTAAGACATTGCAAGCAGTTGCTAAGAAATGATTTTAGTATTTTAATCAAACACAACAAGAGGTAAACGCAAATGTTCAATGCTGAACATCTGCAGGAAAAGTGGGCTCCTTTGCTTAATGCAGAGGGTGTTGATGAGATCAAAGATCCTCATCGTAGAGCAGTCACCGCTGTCCTGTTAGAAAACCAAGAAAAGTTTTTAAGAGATGAGCAATCATTCTCTCAAGCTGGAACTATAAACGAAGCAGTTCCAACAAACCACGCAAACACAGCTGGTAATTCAGGTGGTTTTAGTGGTAGTGCAAATGCTGCTGGTCATCAAGCTGGTTTTGACCCTGTTCTAATTTCTTTAATTAGACGTTCAATGCCTAACTTGGTTGCTTATGACCTAGCTGGTGTGCAACCAATGAGTGGTCCTACTGGACTAATCTTTGCAATGCGCTCCAAGTATGACAGAATGGGTGGCAGTGAGACCTTCTTTGATGAAGTTGATACTGCATTCTCAGGTCAGTCTTCAGGTAATGACCTAACATCTGGATTCTCTGATGTTACAGCTGGTTTAGGTACAACTGAACAGTCTGGTACTAACCCTGCTGCACTTAACCCTGTAGGATCTGCTGCTTCTACTGGCTACGATGTAGGTCAGGGAATGGTCACTGGTGACTCTGAAGCTCTTGGAGATGCTGCTGGTAATCACTTTAACCAGATGGCATTCGCCATTGAGAAGGTTACTGTGACTGCTAAGTCCAGAGCACTCAAGGCAGAGTACAGTTTAGAACTAGCTCAAGACCTTAAGGCAATCCATGGCTTGAATGCAGAAGCAGAACTTGCTAATATCCTCTCTACTGAGATCCTTGCTGAGATCAACAGAGAAGTTATTAGAACAATCTATAAGATTGCAGAGCAAGGTGCTGTAGAAAACGTAGCAAGCAATGGTGTCTTTGACCTAGACATTGACTCCAATGGTAGATGGTCAGTTGAGAAATTCAAAGGTCTTCTCTTCCAGATTGAAAGAGATGCTAATAGAATCGCACAGAGAACACGTCGTGGAAAGGGCAACATTATCATGTGCTCTGCAGACGTTGCATCTGCACTAACAATGGCTGGTGTACTTGACTATACACCTGCTCTTAATGCTAACCTTAATGTTGATGATACTGGTAACACATTTGCTGGTACTATCCAAGGTAAGTACAGAGTATACATTGACCCATATTCTGCTAACTTAGCAGCTAACAACAGTGGTCTTGCTCAAGGCAGCAACCAGTACTATGTTGTTGGATATAAGGGTGGTTCACCTTATGATGCAGGTCTGTTCTATTGCCCATACGTTCCACTACAGATGGTTCGTGCAGTGGGTGAGTCAACCTTCCAGCCAAAAATTGGATTTAAGACAAGATATGGTCTTGTTTCAAACCCATTTGCTGAAGGACTTACTCAAGGTCTTGGCAGACTACAAGTTAACAGCAACAGATACTACAGAAGAGTTGCAGTTAAGAACATCATGTAAGCTAGATGCTTATATTTCTCAAAGAGGGTGCTTGACACCCTCTTTTTTATGTCTTATAATAGGTACAGGTATTAAAAATATAATGGAAACTAAAATTTGTAAAAAGTGTAGAGTTAAAAAACCTGTAAGTGATTTTGGGAAAGGTGGAAAACAACTTCGATCAAATGGAGAATGGAAACAGTATTATCATACTACTTGTAAGAAGTGTGTTAATGTAGGACCAAGACCTCGTAAAGATAATATAGATCCTAAACCATGTTCTCAATGTAATGAGATTAAACCACTATCTGAATATGCATTTGAACCTAGTAGACAAAGATATCGTGCTGATTGTAAAGCATGTAAGTATAAGCAAAGATTAAAATTTCGTTCAGAACATCCTGAGGTTTATGAAAGAGAAAGAAAAAGGGATAGATGGCGTAGAGAAAATGAGCCTGGTTATCGTGAAAAACAGAATGAAACCTGTAATAGATCTCATGCTAAACATAAAGATAGACGTAACAGAGAGCATAGAGAAAGGTATCAAAATGAACCTGAGTATCGTGAGATTCTTTTGAAGAGAAGAAGAAATTATTGGGAGAATAATCCTGAGTATAGAAACCGTTGTAAAGAAATAAACAAATTATATCATCAGGAACACAAAGAAGAATTAAAAGTAAAGCAGAAGATATACTATGAGGATAATAAGGAAAAAATTTCAGAACATGGTAAAAAACATAGATTAGAAAATCCTGAATTCTATAAAAATAAATCTCTTGCTAATTATCAAAAACATAAAGATAAGCTAGTAGAGGCTCAAAGAAATCTAAGGGCTGAACGTAAAAAGATGATATTTGAACGTATTG